TATGCCTTGAAGGTGAGCATACAGGCTAACAAAGTTTCCGTTCCTTCCTGTCTTGAAGCACTGCCATAGACCACTATCTACATTAACGGAGCAGTGTCGCTTGTAGTCATTCCTTATAAAAGGCGACTCCATGATGAATTCACGACCATTAGCAGATAAACGTCCGATATCAGAGAAATTCTTGGTAAGGAAGTCTCTAATAAACTGAGGTGAAATCATGTACATAAATACTATCTCCGAATCTAAGTATCAAACTTTTAAACAGTGTCAATTGAAATACTGCTTCCGTTATGTAGACAGGCTACCCGAACCTGAAGAGGCCAACACAGAGGCCCTACACTTTGGATCATACATCCACAAAGTCCTAGAGGACGGCGTTGAGGCCACCACGCAGGAGGAACTGGAGCAGATTGCTGAGAGTGTGAAGGGCACATGGACTATATCAAAGAAGTATGAGGGCAAAGATTCAACGTGTTTCCGTAACTTTCTTGAGTTTAATGCTGGGCTAGAGGGCAGCATTGCCACAGAGCTAGTCTTCCAGGTCCCTGTAAAGGACGATATAACGCTCAATGGCGTCATTGACCGCGTGATCAAGGGTAAGGACGGAGGATACCTTGTGATAGACTACAAGACCTCCAAAAGGGAGAAGAGCAAGGTAGACCTGTACCAGGACTCACAGTTGAAGGGTTATGTGTACGCTGTCAGTAAGCTGTACGATGTGCCCGTCAAGAATATTGTGGCTGCACATTACTACCCCTTGACGAACAACTTCGTGCATGTCCAGTATAGCGTACCCCAGATCAATGCACATGTCAAGAACATAGTTGATGAGGTCTGGAGGATCAGGAAGAAAAAGAAAGCAGAGCTAAAGCCTAGCAGAAACGACTTCTGTAACTGGTGTGCCTATAAGGGTCTGTGTCCTGAATACAATGACCCCCAAACCTGCGCCAAGAAGTTTGAGGAGCTAAAGGCTAAGAAGAAATCTTCAAAGGACCGTAAATAAACGGCTTGTAGATATCAATATCAATAGTAGAAAAGAAGTTAAGCACCTGCTCTTTTGAGTATTTACATTTCTTAGTAAGGTAATTAAAAAGCATTTCCTTTTTGATAGGCTTCTGCTTATTCATCGAGTCAAGAAGCTTCAACTGGAAATGCTTTATAAATTTTTCACTATACTTATGTCTCCACTTTTCGGTAAAGGAATTACTCAGTGTGTGATTTATCAGGTCAAGGAAGTCTACTATTTCGATGTCTATGTTTTTGCTCAATTTAATTACCTATATACAATATATAAAAGGTACATATGCGGTTTATTTCAAAGATAATTAAGAATTTTTTGTCTCAAGTCGGTGTTACCAGCGATCAAAAGATACAGATGGTCCCCAAATCATCAGCAGGTATACGCCCAGGGGACTTTGTATTTTTTAAGTATGACAACAAACAAGTGGTGCTTTTGGTTGTAACCCCAGTGACCAAGGACGCCAAAACAGGTAACAGGTTGTTTACTGGAATCAAAGTCCCTCTAAATGGAGAATACACACCAGAGGATCTTAAGAGTCTATATAAAAATAAGGAGCTTCCTCCAGATAATTACAGGACATACATTTTGTCCAAAATACAAGGACCTGTTAGGAGAATCAAATAATGGTTTTAACCGCTGCAATAAATACTCTCAACACTACCATAGGAAAGGCTATTGGTAGAATTGAAGGAGTTTTAGCTACATCAGAGCAAGCTCAAAAAGCAAGTTTAGTCTTAGGTCAAAGTCTAGACGGAGTTAGAGCCTCCTTGGGAGCCGACCTAAAGCAACTTAACGGTACGATAGGGCAAAGACTTCAAGTAGGCATATCTACGCTGAACGCGGGCTTGCAGGGGAATGTGCAGGGCCTACTAGGTCTTTTAAATGAGCAGCAGCTTCTAGGTCAAAACTTTAAAGCTACAGCAAGAACTTTTGCTACATTGGAGGCTACATTAGGGTTGACTAGATCAGAGACTGTTGATTTGGCTGAGGTTTTGTTAGAAACAAAAGATCAGTTCGCAGTGAGCACGGAAAAGCTAGTGAAGGTTGTTGATTCCTTGAGCAAGAATATGCCTCTATTAAAGGAGGCAGGACTCCAAAAACTACCCGAAGTAGCAGCAAAGCTGGCTGGTCAAGTGCCCGCGCTAGAAGATGATCTAAAAAAATTCTTTGGCTTCTTTACATCTCCCTCGCTGGATACTTTTAGGAAGTTGGCTTTGCTTCAGCAACCTATGGTTAGGGAGCAGATGGCAGCTAGCCCTGCCGATAGTGAAAAAATACTTAAAAACTTTTTTAGTGTTGCAGCTAAAAATATTAGAAACTTGGCTCCTGACCCAGAAGGATTTGTCGGACAATTTAGTATTGTTGAGAGTGCTTTAGGAGACACTGCTCAAGTAATATTAAGTATAGCAGACAGCTTAGAAAAAGGCAGAAAGAAAACAGAAGATATGAACAAACAAACGTTCACAGCCCAATTAAAAGTTTTACGAGATAACTTCTTGCAGCCATTAGATGCGGTCATCTCTGGTGAAGTTTTCCCTGCAATACTTAAATTAGGTCAGGCTGTTGGTGAGAGGTTTGCACCTATCATTTCAGGGTTAGCTGATTCCGTTAGTAATGTATTTTCTAACATATTTAAGGACGGTAATTCGTTTCAAGCTACGGTAGATAAAATAAGCAAAGTGATTATAAAACTAGGAGACTTTTTTATAAAAGTATTTAATGTAGGTACTAGTATATTTCAAAAGTTTTATAATAGTCTTGACTCCATAAGTTTTCTTGTTGGTGCGTTTGGAACTGTTGTAAACTGGGTGCTTAGTTTTATAGATACCTTTATGTTTGGAATTGCTGCGGGATTTTTAGGTCTTTTTACAGATAAGCAAGATAAGATAAGTATTCCTAAACTTAATACTATAAGCGAAGTTATAGCAGAAAACACAAAAAAGGGTAATGATATTGCTGAAGGGGCTAATGATTTACTGCAAGGTAGTTTAAATACTTTGAACGATATCAATAAAAAAACTAAGGATGAGAATGCTGACTCTTTCCCAAAGCCCGAACTCCCCGAACGATTAATTTCTTCGCTAAGGGTTTTAGATCAAACGATATCCCAGATGGTAGATACTGCTGTTAGAGATCCTCAGCTAGATGAGCTAATAGAATTGAATGCGGTCACTGCTGGAGCTACAACATCTTTTATTGAAGATGGATTTACCGTACCTGTGTACACATCCCCTTTCATTAATAATAAACCATGAAAAGAATAAGAGAAAGAAAATTAGAAGATAGGTCTAAGCTTATTTTTGAATTTCCTAAAGAAAATACAGGGAAGTACATAGTAACATTACCTTTCTTTGAAAATATAAGAGTAACAGAAAAAAAGAGAGCAAACTACAAGAAGTATAGCTTGCTTTCCAGGCCCAGCCAGCTTTACACCTATCTTGGGTCAGACTCTAGAAAGTTTTCATTAGAGTTTCATATGTCATTTCGTCATATTCTAGAGGAGTATGGAACGCAAGTAAAACAAAATTTCTTGCGCTATGTTGACTATGAAAACAACAAATTACTACAGAAGTATTTTGAAAAATCTACAGTGGATTTTGTTCAAAACTCACTTCGTGGAGAAGGAAGTTTAGTGGCTAAAGCATCACAGGCTAGAGAACGATTTGAACTATCTCTTAAAAGTAATGAGCTTGACAATGATGCGTTGGAGTCCACTTTAGATTTTTTAGGTAAACCTTTTGACGCCGCCTTAGGGGGTGTTCAAAGTATTAAAAATTTCTTTGGGTTTAGTTCCGCTTCTACTCAGGAACAAAATATACCTACAGATAATCTTTTAGATGTTATATTATATTGGACGGCAATAATTCGAGCCTCTGTAACTAATAATTCAGAAAATCCCGTATACGGTCCTCCAATAGTTAGATTAAATCACGGTATTTTATTTAGAAACATACCTTGCATATGTACTGATTATTCTTTAGAACCAGTTGAGGAAGCGGGCTATGATCTTGGAACTCTTATGCCTCATAGAATAAAGTACACTATGAATTTAGAGGAAATAAGGGCAGGAAACTTTGGAACCTTTGATGGGTATTCCTCTAACCAAGTTGAAAGGGATAATGTTGTTGGATGGGAAGGAGTTGTTGAAGGTCGATACAACAGTATGGAACCGGGAGATGCAAGCTTACTATGACATCATTAGGAAAAAATAGAGGGCCTTATACAAAAGATTTTAGGGTTTATAGGCATAGAAATACGAAAGTAACTTCTATCTTACATGCTACAGAGCATGATTTTGTTTCTAAAAACTTAGATACTGCTTACGAGTATAGAGTTGGTTATGTACCTGCTGGGTTTGAGCATAGGCCCGACTTGATATCTAACGTATTTTACGGAACCCCTGATAAGTGGTGGCTTTTAATGCAGGTTAATAACATAGAAGATCCTTTTGAAGGCTTTAATCTTAATGATAGAATCTTCATACCTGAGCCATGACAAAAGTACCCACAATAAATGTATTAGTGGCTAATAATAAAGAAGCTTTAGTTGATTACTTGGATGCTCTTAAGTCTCCAAAAACAAAAGCTCTACCTAATAATTTTGAGGGAATGTTATTATTTAGTAATAAAACTAACTCAAATTTTATTTCTTTTGAGCATAGTTTTGTAGGTGAAAATACTACAATGACACTAAAGTTCATAGACCCAAAAAATACATTTGAGGCTAATTATTTGTCTACAGGGTCTATTTATTCTTCTTTGACAACAATAGCCAACAATTTAACAAAAGATATTTTCTCAAAATCAAAAGACGTAAAAGAGTCCATAGAAAATCTACCTGATACTAAGCAAGAGTATATCAACTTGCTTACTAGTAAAAGCTTGAATCGTCCTATTTATGTTTTATACGGTTCAGGAGACGATCCGACTGCTTGGTCAGACATACATCGAGTAGTTGTTCATGGTTTATCGTTCGAGCCGGAAAAAGGAAGATTATTTACGATGGTGATGCAAGGTTTAGAAAGATCTCTAAATCCTTTAGGGCGTGTCACTATGAGTGGTTCTAGGATTAACGTAGAAAAGTTCTATAGTGTAGAGGCAGTAGGCAACTCAAACACAATTTATTTTGACTCCCCTTATGCGTATTCGGCTCCTAATTCTCAGTCCACGCCCATAGATTATCACCTACTCATAGTAGATACTATCTCAGACTATTTAAAAAAGTGTTCTAATGGAGCAAATGTAATCGTCCTGCTTCCTGACTTAAATAAAGTATTAAGTGAGGCCATAAAGCAAAGCGGTCTGACTCCTTCTTGGGTGGCAGGGCCAAACAGCGGGCCAGGAGCAGCAACAAAGCTTAGAGAAGAGGTGCTTCGTGTTCTTACGGACATTAACATGGACATGTCAGTGGAGGAGAATAGGGACTATCTCCCAGAGGTCACTCCAGGACAGGTCACCCCTTTATTAGAGCAAAAGAAAAAATTTACGGATAAGAAAACTGACGATAACTTTTATAGTCTATATCAGCATCGTGCTGAAATAAAAAGTAATTCTTTTGGTTTAGATTCTATGGACTTTATATCTCCTTTAAAAACTATTTGTAGAAGTATAAACCAGCAGAGTATAAATCAGTATGTTATTGACCCCATAGCGTATAGTGAAACGAATACTGACCTAAATGATTTATGGGGTTCAGAATCTAACAAAAGAAGATATTTATTTAATGGGTACGATGATTTTGATTCAACACAGCCAACATTAGTTTTTGGTGATGACGGAATGATTACATCTCTTTTGATGCCCAGAGAAGATCAGAAAGATTTCCCCAAAGAATATATTCATCCTTTTGTGGCTGAAGACCTTCTTAGAAATGATTATCAAGAAGCGGCCAAAAAGATAGTCACTGATCTCAGGGTAGGTTACAGTTTTGGAGACCTTAGTGAGGTTCCAGATATATTCAAATATTCAAATAAAACTCTTTTAGATGAAGCAACTAAACTAGCACAACAAAATAACATACCAGTTTTTAGACACAATACAAAAAATCCAAATGTCCTTCGTATAAAACAAGATAATGACTCACCCGCTTACTTAGCTGAGATGAATCTGGCTTTTCAAAAGCAACAACAAAGAGTTGCTAGTTTAGTGGCTGAAGGTGGAGTAATAACAAATAGGGTTAGAGACTTTCCAATTACAAATATGGACGAGCTTAAAACAGCCATAGCGACTGCTATGTTTTCTAACTATGGATCTATTGCTACCCGAAGTGAATTGGTTCAGAGTATTATGAATAGAATAAATCAGCCGGGGTATGCTTTTACTGATGCCTCGATCATAGCTGATCTAGGCTATAGAACTACTAAGCTGAACCCCGACATTCAGGAGCAGAGAGAAAAAGGCGATGCTGATATAGAAGGATTTGTAAAATATTACATCTATAGATTAAGTGACAAGAAAGCGTTAGATATTCGAATACCTCAAGAGGTTAATGCTAACCCAGCAACGGTTATTAGCCAGATGGCTACTCAGTTATCAAAAAGGATAACAACTCTTACCGTCAATACTTTGCCTTTATACGCTATCTCTAGCTATACAGAATTCTTAGGATCTCCTGTTATACTTTTTTCACAAGATCCTCCGATGCAAGGCCAAGTATACCCAAGAAGAAACAAAATAAATTCTTACCTTACAGGTATTTACAGAATTATAGGGTTTAAGCATACTCTATCTGAAAGAAAAGCAGAGAGTGAGTTTTTATTATCGAAAGCCTCTTTCGCAGTACCTCAAGTAGAATTGATGAGAGATGAAGATTTACCGAATTCGTCTGATCCATTTATGTATAATGTCAAGGGCAAGTCCAAAGATACTCCCTTTAATAAACCTTTAAGTGACGAAATTATATCCGCAGAATTTCAATCAAACAGACGCCTTACTTATGAAGAATTAGAAAATCAAAACTATAACCAAGCTACAAGTAATGTTAGAGATTATCAACAAGGTATACTGGATAAATCTCAGTTAAGTGAAATTGATCTCATGATATTATCCGCGATGGAGGGCAAAAGTAAAATTGAAAAACCTTTCGATAAGGTTAAGATTGATGCTATTTTCTCTCGGATAGAAAACATTTTCCTTTCTGAATCTCTAAAAGAAGGCAATCCAGGGCCTCCTACATTCTGGGATATATACTAAATAATATATTATGTTACCTATAATTAGAACAGCAGAAGTAAAAGAGAGAACATCTAGCAACGGAGCGGGCACATTTTTAGCTCTTGTTGATGATGACAAAAATGGAAAACTAAGAATAATTAATTATGTGAGCCCATACGCCAGTAAAAACAAAGCAGGTATGGTGGCTATTCCTGAAGTTGGAACAGTAATTCTTGTTTGTAAGCCCACAGGATCACAGAGATGGTTCTATTTAGGATCTACATTTGAGTCTGAATCAGTGCCCCCAGATAATGAAGTAGAAGGCGGATCTCCTATAGCCGCAGACTTAGATAAAGCTGTTACTCCGATAGAACGAGTGGCTCCAGAGCTATACTCAGTTGGAAATGTACCGGGTCAAGTTGTTTTGAAAGGACCTTATGGTCAAGGATTAGAAATCACTTCTCAGAGCGACGGAGAAACTTTAGTAAACGTAACTACAAAGTTGATGTCCGAAGGGAAAGGAATAGAAATAAAAGATAGTCCAGGGCAAGACAGCGTTTCTCTTCAAACAGGAAATAACGCTTCTATAACGCTAACATCAGACCCAAAAAACAATCCTGATAAACCAGCCTCAACCATACAGATTGAATCAACTGGCCCTCTGTCGCAAGTTTGTAAGGCTTCTGATTTAGATCTTAGGGTTCTTGGTGACGGAAAAGAACTGAATTTAATTAACAAAGCTAATGGGGCATACTGGGGTAACTTTCAACATGCTAATCCAATTAACCCTTGTGGTAACGTAAACGTACAGAGCGATTGGGGGGACGTAAATATTTTATCTAAATCTCCTCTAACGGGAAGAATCTTTATTGAGACTGTAAATAGCCAGGGTACAACTCAACTAATTCAGTTAGCAACCAATGGCCCAGACGGCAGTATTGTTCTTAAAGGTACTAGAATACTACTAGATGCTTTGGAAACAATAGAGATGCAAGCGGGGGAAGGAGTCTATATAAATACAACAAAGCTGAATGTGAATACTATTGACGGGATGAACCTAGAGTCCACTACGGGGGATATTAAAATTGAGCCAGGGGCAGGAAAAGTCGATCTAGCTCCAGGAGTTCCTGGAGCCGAGCCCCCACCTAATATTCCTTTAAGAACCAGAGGACCAGAAAATCTAAGTGATTATGCGTTCAGAGGGGTAGAATAATATGGGATTTGATGTAAATACATTTCTTACGGCACAAGGTAACTCAGGCAATGCCGTAAATTCTTTGGGTATGGCTTATGGTGTTCCTAGCTGTATGCTTAATTTAGGAGCAGGAGTCATGAACCTGTTACCCACCCCAGTCTTAGTGTCTATGAATTTAGCCGCATCTCAAGGAAAAGCAAAAGCCAATGAAATAGTTTCAAAGTTGTTTAGAATTATTCAATTTGATTTAGGTATTGCTACTTTTGATACAGAGACAGGAACCTTTCAATTTGGTTTGGACGATGGATGGCTAGGCATTCAAGGTGCTAATGGTTTGGGTGAAATATTATCCCTGGTAAATGGGCTGGCTTCTTTTGGAGCGCAAATATATCAGAATGTAAACGCAGCAGCAGATCAGGTTGATGCTATTATTGATTGTATAGGTTCTTTTGGGGATTACTTATCCGCGAAAGACCCTGGGTATGCAGCAGACACGCTAACACCCGAACAAAGGCAAGAACAAATAGAAAATGCATATGCAGGAAGTATCGCTGCCGCTAACACAGCAAAAGATTTTATCGCTCAAGTAGATGCTTTTCAGGCAGAAATAAACAGTATATTAAAAAGAAGGCAGGATGATCCCTCCCTTGAGCCTGTGTTTAAAGATGACGCGGAGTTTAATCTAACTGGCTTGAACACTTCTGCTACCTTAGATCCCGGCCTAGAAGATGAAAAAACTTTCCGTTTAACTTTTGGACCTCCAGAAACCACTACAGGTCAATACATATTAACACAAGACGGTCTTTACTATGATTCTCAATCAGGAGGTTTGGATCCAGTCTTAACGGCTATTTCTGGTGTAATCCCCGTGGGAGAACGATGGAAGTACAACTACGACCCTAACCTAGGAGGAAAAGGGGAGCAGATAAGTATTAACTCACTTAATAAGTTTACTGATAATATCTTTGATGTAAAAAAGGTCGATGATAGTTTAGCATTACAGGACTATTACGATAAGGACCATTTCTTGCAGGTAGTAAAACAGCAAAGAGACAAACTAATATTTGATTTATCTGGCGACTTGCAGTTGTACATTGATGAATATGGGGAAGACTCTTCTATAGTCCTAAACCAAAAGCAGCTAATAATTTCAGAGCTAGCAAACCAGAACGATAAATTAAATCGAAGAAAGAAGCAGATCGAGGTTGCTGTAAAAGCTCCTCAGATTTATGGTGGAGAAGATAGCCCGACGTTTGCTCCTGGGGAAGTTCCTATAAATGATTTTTCCTACTTGGCTGATTTTAATTTAATTGTAGATTTAGAAAAACAAAAAGCTTTAGTATTTGAGCAAGCAGAAGTAGAAGGTATTATTTTGCCTCTAACTCCAAAGTTTGTAAAATCAAGTTCCAAGCCTGAGTCATTAAACTACGGCCATTTATCGGTTCCTTCTATTGGAAAGGGTAGCATAATCTATAATGCCTCTTCAACGGAGACTAGAGGGGGATCAGTGCTTTCTCTTACCGATAATATAGTCACTGAAGGGTTGTTCTCAATTTATAATTTCCTTGAAACAAATTTAGAGCTTCCTTCTTCTATAAACTTCCAAACGACTAATTGCGCCACAGAAAATACATATAATAACGCTCAGTTGGTAGGAGCATCTAGGCAGAATATATTCTTTTCCGGTTTGGGGATCCCTTATTTAGAAGGTATAGTAAAAAATAAAAACACAGATACAGCGGCGGCTTCTGCATTAGGAAGTTTTTTGCGTTTGCCTGACACTAAGGAGTATCAAAATTTGACATACTCACCTTCTGGATTCTCTATGGAGTGCTGGGTTCATGTTCCGAACATAACTGATGCGGAAACGGGATGGCTGAGTGGGGGTGCTTCATCACTCACAAAGGTTCTTCTAGCTTCTGAGAATGTAGGAATTAAAGAAGGATACACTAACGTAGATCGTTTCGGCAACCAAAGAGATCTAGACTTTTTACCAAACAATAGAGGTGAGCAATTAGTTAGAGGGTTAATTTGTGGATTTACTAGAGACCGAAGAATAACTCAGGAGTCTACAGGATACAGTAATGACAATGCGCTGAATGACCCGCTATCTTCACTTAGCTTTTTCTTGGCTCCTACAATATCAAGAGACGCATCGTCTGCATCTTTTATAAACTCGGATGACTGCGTAAATACAGAATCTTTCTTGAAGATGAAGGTTGATTTGTCTTCGGGAAAATTTGGAGACGTATCGTCTCAGTTTGTTTTGGTGGGTCTTTCCTTCGACCCAGCAAAGGACGAGATAAATATGTTTGCTGATGGTGAGCTAATGGCTACTTCATCTATGTCATTAGTTTTTGGTACTAGAGAAAATGAAAATGCCAGTGTGCCCAACTTTAAACAAGCGAATAGTTTCGAATACTCCTCTAGTAGTGTAGACGGGCCATCCACACTTAGAGATGGGCCTAAGCTTAATCCTTTCTACACTCCGTGGATTGTAGGAGGAGGGTATACTGATGGGATGTATAGATTTGGTAACTTCTTAGGGGGAGATCGAGGAGGAATTACAAGTGGTCTTCGTGGTCATGTAGGAAGCTTAAAATTTTACTCAAGAGCACTAGATACATTTGAAGTAAAGAAAAATTTTGATGCTCAACGGGGCTTCTTCAAAAATATTAAAATATAATGAGTAATACGATATCCAGATTCGGTCAATCACCTACTAGGTATGAGCTACAATCTCCTAGAGAAAAGAAGCGGGAGGTCCGTGGCTTAAATCATCCTTTAGGTATTAGAAAAGAATCAGGAGGTTTTTTTAAAAGTAATTCTGGAAGACCAATGATTAAGCAAGCTATCCAGCAGCTTTTGAGAACAGAAAAGGGTGAGAGAATAATGCTTCCAAATTTTGGATGCACGCTAAGAAAATACTTATTTCAGCCTATCACGGAAGACCTTTTTGCTGATATAAAGCAAACTATAGTTAGATCTTTTAACGATTATATTGAGGGAGCTACTTTACGAAAAGTAAGTATTTTTGAAACTGGGGAATACGATGCTGCGGGTGGCAATCAATTAAGGGTAATACTATCTGTAAGTCTGGATAGTGATAGCCTAGAAGTTTTTGATGTTGAGGCAAAAATACAATGAATTTTTCTGGGACAGTTTCTTCGGATTTTATGAAGTTGGCTCCCCTTGCGCTAGACCGCAAGGCAGATTTAATAAACTTCGCTGCGACGGATTTCCTTACCCTTAGGGATTCTTTGATAGATTATGTTAAAGCTGCTTTCCCTGAAGATTATAATTATTTTGTGGAATCTGATTTAGGTATGATGTTCATTGAGTTAGCGGCTTATATGGGGGCGGTAATGTCTATGAAAGCTGACATGCTAGCTAATGAAAACTACATTGCCACCGCAAGGCAAAGGCAAAGTGTAAAGAAACTTTTGCAGTTAATTGGAGTTAGGATGAGAGGTCCTCTTTCTGCTGCTGCTGACCTAGAGTTAACTTTTGATGATGATTTATCTGGAATAAACGAAATATCAATTGCTCCTTCGCAAAGGGTAATAAGCATTTTGTCGCCAGAGGACGGCGCTCAAGTTACTTACACTTTATACAAAGTTGTGAACGGACTTGTCGATGAGGCTACTAGAAATGCTTCAATACTTTTGTCTCCTGTATCAGAGGGTAAAGGAGACAATCAAAATGTTTTTGATAATCTAGTTATTCAAGAAGGAGCCTTGGTTGTTCAGACTGGGGACTTCTCTCCTACACAGGATCAAAAAACCATTGCTCTCGCTGATGGTCCTGTAGTAGAAGGGAGTATAGAAATTTTCGTAACTTCTAACGAAGAAAAATCTTCGGGTGCCTACCTTGAGGTGGACAGCATATACTTTGCTTCAGGATCAAACGATAAAATATTCGAAGTGGTGTACGATGATAGTTACAATGCAACTTTGGTTTTTGGCACAGGAGTAGCGGGGATCTCCCCTCCTTCTAATGCCTCGTACACGCTATCTTATCGAGTTGGGGGGGGCACTAGAGGCAACATAGAGAAGAGAGGACTAACATCCACTGTGACGGCTACAAGTGGTTCTAACACCTATACTGGAACGGCCACGAACACATCTAAAGCAACAGGAGGGGCTAATGCGGAAACTATTGAAAAGGCTAAAAAGTACGCTCCTCTGACGTTTAGGAGACAAGACAGGCTAGTTACTTTAACTGATTATTCTTCCTTTGCAAACACATTTATAAGCACGTTTGGAACTATAGGTAAAGCCACAGCAGCCACACGAAATGCGTATTCCTCAGCAAACACTATTGATATTTATGTTTTAGAAAAGGCAGGTGATTTCCAATTACAAAGAGCTACGAGTAATTTTAAAACTCAGCTACTAGACGCTATCAGCAAAAAGAAAATGATAACAGATGATGTTGTTATTGTTGATGGGCTCATAAGAACTTTGGATCTTGTGTGTACAGTTCAAGTAGACTTAGAGCAAAAACAAAACGAGGAATCCATAAAAACTAGAGTTAGAGATAAGATACTAAACTATCTAAGTGTCGATAATATGGAATTTGGTGAGGGTTTGAGGATATCTGATCTTAATCGTCAAATTTTTGAAGTAGATGATGTTAGATTTTCTACACTAGACAATTTAGGCCAGGACGTTAAAGTGGATTTTAATGAGATCATTCAATTAAATAACCTAACTATTAATGTAGAATACTTAGCGTAATGTTACAAAATAATACATATAGCCCAGACCCGAGAAATTATAGTAAGTCTAACTTTGCAGATCTTCTGGAGTTAATCACGCCTAAACTCTATGTAGAAGATGACATTTCACTTAGTGGTCTTCAAGTTAATCCCATAAGTGAACTAATAAACAGCCATTTATCTATAGCCGATAATATAGACAGCGTTTTATCCTTATCGGCTACTACACCTTTAGATATTAATACCTTATCAGGAATATGTTCTTTTTTTGTAAAGCAAAATAACTTAACTAATATTACTCCTGAAACTTTTTTTGATCAAATCTTATTTCCTCTAGGTTTTTCTTATTCGGACTTTACTACTAGCGGAGACTTTGAAAACTATCTATCATCTAATTTGCTTCCAAAAATTATTCCTCCTGGGGCAAATACTCAAGGCACCATAGAGAATAACATTTCCGAACTTTCTGCCTTAAGCAAGGAAGCTACTGCAAGTAGTATTAATAATTATTTAGTAGATAGTTTAGGTTGGTTTTATTTCTTAAATACCTCTGCTCTCGGAGGATTGAGTTACAGCCCGTCTTCTTTTGTTTTAGAAAATCTGAGTAAAGTATTCATAGGTAAAGAATTCTACACAGTAGATGGAATAAAAGGATTAACTGAGTTTGTTTGGAAAAATCTAGAAGCTTGTTCTTTTGGAGAATACATCCCAAAAGCCTTTTTGCCTCCTGCGTCTGATACGGACACATACACTAGTGGAACTCAGAATTTAGATAAGTTAAAAACACTAGTAGATGTTGTATATTCTCCTCTGCAAATTGATAATCAAGACTTCAGAGTAGATACGGCTTTTAAAAATTATATTGATGCTAAAATAAGGCTACAAGATACAGTATCCAAAGGACCTTTTAGAAAATTCTTAACAGCTTTAGGCTTTAACTTTGCTGATGTCTCTGATGAAGTAGAGAAAATTAGGTATTTGTATGATATAGAAAATACCGATAAGGAAAACTTAAAGTACATTGCAGACCTTATAGGTTTTACTTTAAGAGGAAATAACTCAGGGAAATGGCGGCATCAACTTAGAACAGCGGCAGACATCTATAAATCTACCGGGACAGAAGAATCGCTTAGGCGTGCTCTAAATGCTTTGGTGGTTAACAGCGTTTTATCCATAGACGGTAATATCATACCGCTTTGGGAAAGTTATATACCACACTTAATTTGGTATTCCTTAGGCACGGCGTCACCCTACTTTAAAAATTTAAAAACGTGGACTCAAGAAAAAGCAAAAGAAAGTGGAGTGCTTTATTACAACACAAGTAGTCTTGAGGAAAATTTAAAGCTTGTAACAGACTCAATTCTTTTTGACCTCGCATCAGCTTTCCCTGATGATTTTAGATCATTTGGGAAGAAGATGCCTTTCCCTAGATTTTATTACTTAAACCGTGATGGCACAAAAGGCGAACTATACACAGTTTTAGGTGATCCCGCAATGAAGCCCTGGCACTGTCATCTTGTAGATGGTGGAGGTTATGAAGTTCTTAGGCGTAGGGCTTATGAGAAAGGAGAGCTAGAACTTTGGGAGAGGGCGGTTGGACCAGGACCATTCGGTGAAGGTGTCTACATGGCAGGTAGAACGCACAATACAGATCCGCAGGTTGATGATGTCTATCTCCTTTTTGAAGGAGATCCTGAGTTTTTATTTAATTACAGAGAAAAAGTAAACTACCCGCTTCCCCCTTTCGAAGAAGTTAAATATTTTAGGGATTCCTCAGTTACTCAACCTATGGTAGATTTACTTGTTGATAGGCTCAAATGCTTTGGAGTAGATAATACATTTGCAAATCAAGTAGGTAAATACATCTCTGATAACGCTGTGACAGACTCCACAACGATAGGGTCATTAAATGAATTTTTAATGTTCTTCGATTCCCCTCAGCATCCGCCTAATTACGATGACGTAATATTTAGTGTATCGGATTATGAAAAAAATATACTCAGCTTATGGAACGGCAAATCCTCGCACATTTACATAGACTTTGATTCATCTAGCTTTGATTTTAGGAAATCAAATCTTGAGGCAGACTCCAAGTACGCATTATACGAAACAGCAAGAATAGCTCAGGAGTATACGCCAGCACACACAATTCCTAGAGTTAACTTAAATGCTAGCGCAGAAGATGATTACTTAGCATCTAGCGTAGAATTTTTATATGCTGCTTTAGATCACGACGACACAAGGGCGTTATACGGCTCAGGAACTTTGTTAGGCAACACCGCTATAAGCGGAGTTATCTTTGAAGGAGATAGAACAGAAAAAGGTTTTCAGACATTCCAGCGTGACGATGTGCGGGGCATGGACACAGAGCTTAACTCGGTTTACAATAATTTTAATCCTCCACCAATTGCTCCCTCTTTTACAGCTAGGTATATTGTAGCACATGAATTATCTTCAAACACTATTGAAGAAACAAAGCAAATCGCTCAAGTAAAGAGAGACCAAAGGTTGCAAAGACCTTATGAGCATATTGGTTCTTTCAATCTGAGTAGATCTACCTCAGGAGCAGGATTTATTAGCCAAGCTTGGATGTTGGGACCTCCTTCTGATGATCCTGCTTATGTTGATCCTTCTACTGGCAGCTACCCACCATTTTACAGGTTTAGGTCTTCAACCGCAGGAAATGTAAACTCTAATTGGCAAAGCGATAGTGGAGATCCCTTTCCTCCTACGCCAGCGGCTCTCGGCATGAGTGTTTCCGCGAACGGTCAGTTTGGTGGAGTCGGTGCGGATCTTCAGTTAGAAAATATTAGAATGTCCCCTTCGCCTGTTAATTGGTTTTACGATTCACGCCAATATTGGACGAAAACCGCCACAGGTTATGGTGGCATGAGCAGCATAGGAAACCTTAGAAACGACACCGTAACTTTTCCTCCATACAATAACGAAAATAATCAAGTTATCTACGGTGACCAAAGATTTAAAGGAAACGACACGAAACACTTTGTATTACGAAATTTTTCTGGTGAGATGATCGTTGGGCTTGCAAAGGAAAGTGAATATGACCCCGCTGTATTATTCTCTAATCCCGTCACAGAAACGTCAGGATTTTATTTTGGTGCTAAGTTAGATAGTGCAGGTAAAGTAACTGAAATTATAACTGACGGTGACGGACTTTCATCATTCTCATTTACTACTGGGGACGGTTTTAATATACCTTGTAATGGTATCCGGTTTGGAGTGTATAAAGGAAATAAGGCTCCTTACGTTCTTACTTCACAAGATAATGGAGCTAATTGGAAACTTTGTGCTTTTGGTGATCGGGGAGTAGATCGAGCTAACGTCCCAGAGGATAATCCAGTAGAATTTTATCGTTTACTGGTAAAGAATTTAGATTCTACAGGAGCGACAATAACCGCAGTTGCAGACCCTTATCATATCGAATATGGTGGCATTTCGACTGGATCTCAATGGACAAGTAATCTTTTTGGACTAAATTTAAACGATCCTATCACGGGTTTCGGAAACCCATACCGCCATTATTTGCGTCCAGGAAACTACATTTGGAGAAATGTAGACGTTAATGGAAGAAACCCAAACGAAAGAATTTCACCCTGGACACCGATTGAGCCATTTGTTGTTAACCCTGACATGAAATGGGGAACAAGAGAGTTTTCTCTTTCATCAAGAAGCTTTTTTGATTGCGACTGGTCTCATATTAAGAAGGAACACTGTGCCTATGTAGCAACAAATGGAGATACAGTTTTTGAGGGGTGTACCGCATCTTCCATAGGGTCACAAGGATTTCAAATTTCTTATAGAAGTAGCCCTTATGGAACTTATTCCAAGGGTGACAACAATGCTTTTGCTAGCAGACCACAGCACCTAATTAGAGACTGTCATATGGTAGACTGCGGGTTTGAAGGAGATAGACCTGCGTTTACCTGGACATACTTTACTCCAGGAAACTCGACGTATCCTGCAACGATAACTATTCAAGATAGTACGATTGCGGAAAGATATGAAAGACCAATTGATGATAGCTCTGGAGACACCATAGGTGGAAGATCTAGAAAAACTTTTGTTGCTACTAAAGCTCAAGGGACTTCGGTTGATATATTTAATGTTCCTGACTCTGAGGTAGCAAACGCAGGGCTTCTTCCCATTCCAGGAGCTTACAAAGATCAGTTTGTGAGGGTGACTAATACAAGCTCAACTTACAGATGGGACGAAGATACCGCAGCATGGGTAAACTTAGGAGACATAACAGGTAACTTAATGGAAAAAGTAATTTTCCAGAATACAGCTATCCATACTGTAAAGCAAGGATCTTCAGGCCACATGTCTATTCGTGGGTCGGATGAAATTAACTTTGAGCATTGTGCATTTATTTATGATCCAGAAGACCCTAACTGGAATAATCAGGATTATAAAATCTCTATCGACGGCGAACAGTTCGAGGACGGCGTTGGACCATTAAACGTGAGTCCATCCGGGGCCTCTGATGACGCTTGTATGCAAAGCAGGTATCTAACCCTTAAGAATAATATTGCTGTTCTTCCCCCAGACTGCCCAGATGCTAGAGTTATTTTTAGAGTATTTAGAACTACAGATAGAAACACTTCAAACGCATCAAACGATCCTGTTTTTACTTTTGAGTTAGATGCTACAAATAATTTAAACAGAGTTATAACTTGGGACTTAAGTAGTTTGGTTCCTGGAGGCGGCGGGGCACAAACGCCTACGGTGGTTGAAGATAGACCATATGACGTTCTGATTGATGGCCCTTATCCTACAGCGGCGTCTGGAAGCGCGGGAGTAACTAGCCCTCCCCCAATAACAGACCCTCCAGGAAAGATACAGAACCCTTACCCAGCGGATAATTCTGTTGGAGTAGCCCTTAATGCTCAGTGCGCTTGGGCACCTACTTTGAACGCTACTGGGTACGATGTTTATTTTGGTGAAGGGTCTTTACCTGGAACTCCAAGTCTGGAGGATACTACGAATGCGTTCTTTGATCCTACAATTGCCATACCTGCTGGCTTAAGCTATAATACTGAATACTATTGGAGAGTTGATACTAAAAATGTAATTGGAACAACCACAGGTGACACGCTTACGTTTACCACAGAAAGTGCTCCTCCTCCCGCTCCGGGACAGGCAACAAACTTCACTCCTGCTAACGGAGCTACGGGAGTATCTATCACTCAATCCTGTTCTTGGGATGCCGCCACAAACGCTAGCGCCTACGATGTTTATTTTGGTACAGCGCCGACGCCTCCTTCAGTGTCTGTTAATCAGACATCCACATCTTTTGATCCAGGACTACTGTCTTATGATACTACTTATTACTGGAGAATAGACCCCGTAGGGGAAGGTGGAACAACTACTGGAGCTACAATTAGTTTCACCACGGAATCCGATCCGGGCGTACCAGGATCGGCCCCAGATGAAGTTACTGTAGGCTTCCCCAGTAATGTAGAGATTGACATAAACCCAGTGGCGTTGGTTTGGGAAGCTCCAGGGAATGATCCTTCTGGGTATGATGTTTTCTTCGGTCATACGCCAGGGTCGTTGACTCAAATATCCACCGATCAAACTAGCACTAGAATTGATAGTTCTAGTTTGAGTGCAGCAACAACTTACTACTGGGATGTAACTGCTAAGAACTCTGTCGGGCAAACACCTATGACAAGTGAATTCTCTTTTTCTACTATAGGTTTGCCTGGAGAGGTTAGCGCGGGAACACCAAACCAGATTACGGTAGCCCCAATTAATGCGGTTTTATCTTGGCAAGGAGTAAGTGCAGCGGACACATACAAAGTTTACCTTGCAGAAAGCGTATCAGAACTATTTATTGAACCCGTAACAGAAGTAACAGGTTTAAGCGTTTTCTTAGGTAATCTAAAAAGCCTAACACAATATTATTGGAGTGTTGAAGCGGTCAACGCATTCGGAAGCACTTATATGTCCGGCGGCACTTCGCAAGGAGGCGAAGAGGGAGAAAACTCTATACTTGAAGAAGGCACAGGTTACTTTAGTTTCCTTACATCCGAGGTCCCTCCCTCAGAAATAATAAGAAACGATCTTAGAAGAAGAAACTTTAGATATCTTTTACCTGAGTTCGGCTATTATGATCGGACCGGATTTAACGGACCCATAACTTATGATCCCTCAGTATTAGAGATGTCTTTAGCTAGCTCCTTGGGAGAGTTAACTTTAGGTTATGTTGCCTCTGCGGGTAAGTTTTTTCCTGTAGAAGATCACACAAATATTTCTGGAGTGTGGGACCCTTGTGAGGATTTAGATTCCCCTAATGCTTTCTTTGGTGTAAATAGTAGTAGCACGTTCCCTTACCGAGGATTCAATTCCATGATGTCTTCTATGGAGAGGTATGCTGATCGTGGGCAAACACCCGAAATTATCACGGCGATGCATTCTTTATTTGAGAACAAAGCTAAGACGTTCGCTCAAGTCAATATAGACGCTTCTCCGTCTTCGTTTGCCATAGACTCGTACTGGAAAGATCAGGTTCAAAGTTATGCTAACTCAGCCATTGCCAGTGGTTATGTTGTAAACTCTTACTCAGACTACGAAAACTTTAGTTTCGGCAGGGACATGCAGAAAGTGTTTAAAAACTATTCTGTAGATTTTTACAGGCATAACCTAGGCCCAAACATGAGAGAGAAAACAGGAGCTAATATTTTCTCACATGTATTTGGTAAGGGTCTATTTAACTGTGATTTTGATATCGCTGGAGAAAATGTAGGTTCGTTTATCTCTACTTCTCTAAGAGATTATTCCCCCATAAACAAAACTAGTGTTTGGCTGCAAGATGCACCAGGGACTTTTGTAGCTAGCAGCTTGGATGAGGCGGTTGTGCCTCTTATCGGAACATATACTTCTGGCGAATCATTTGATTTTAGAAATGGAACTATACTAAGTGGAATTGAATTCTGTGATATATCAGGAGCGCCAGAAAGAAATGAATTCCAGGTCATTCATTTAGATCCATCTACTCAAGTAAAAGGTCTACAAAATTATTTTGTTGATAACCCAATAATAAAGTGCAAGTCCGTTGGCGGATTACCTCGACTACGTTTTGATCTTTCTTCTTATGGTGATAAGCCAAATAAGCTAATTTCAGAGCACCAGTTTAAACTAAGTTTAAAAGCTTTAGTTGCAAATGAAACTAAACCTGAGTTCGGTGGTGGTCAAGTAGGTATCTGGATTCATACTGAACCAGAACAAGGATTAATTTGGTCTTGGACTGCGGATGGAAAGTGGACGCCAACAAGAGCAGAAGACCTCAGCATAGATCAAGTTACTAAGAAGTTGTCCAATGTTTACAGCTTTGGTCTTAGACAACCTGACGATGATAGACAATATTGTTTAGCCTCTCTAGACTCTTCTGGATCAATAAATAACAAAACTCTAAGTAATTTAAGATCGGAGTTCTTTGAGGAATTCTCAGTAGAATTCGACACTAGAAACTTCTCTATATACAATAACTTAGAGTATAAAAAAATAATTGACAAAACTGATGAGCAATATAAACTAACAGATCAAGTTCATACTGATAGAAATTACATTGTCGAAGTTTTCTTTATTCCTAATAACGACTATCAAAAATTCCTTTTAATAGACTCTATTGGATTACAGGACACTACTCTTCGTTATCAAGCTGCTTTACCCACAGGGCTGGGCATACCGACGAAAGGAATTCCTTTGCGTCCTTTTGTAAAAGAATATAGGTATGAGTTAAATAAAGAAGAACTGGCTAAGACGTTAAAGTTCTATAATGGATTGATAGGACAGCGTGCTGGGGAAAACACCACTCCACTAGCATCAAGGGATCCTAATATTACACAGCCTATTATGGGTCCGTTTGGGGGAAGTAGAATTAATTACAGGTTAAACCCAGAATGGGTTGACCATACTGACGGTCTTAACGGAAATTATACAGAAGTGGAGTTCGATAACTGATGAACGGAGAAGTAGAAGTTTGGGGTGACGGTAAGCTATTGTTGAAAGAAAGTAACATGCTTACCGATGGCGCAGGAAAGTTGTTAGCAGACATAATGACGGTTTCGCCTTCGTTGAGAACTATTGAAGATGTCGGCACTTCTTCAATTTTAGATGCATCTAACTATACTATACAAGCTATTTCTTTTGGTACAGGTTCAGATGCTTTTAGATCCAACAGTCATATCTGGAGCGGAAAGAAGAATAGTCTTTGGTCCGCTAGTGCGTTGCCAGAAATTGGTGTAGGAGGCAAAGGAAATGTCGCTCTGCTTTTGAGTAATAGGTCTGATCGGGATATAAACAACGCAGACCAGCCCGCAGACCCTGGCTTTCCAACACCTCCTAATCCCACTAGGTTTGATTTAGAGGATAATACTAATGTTTCAGCTAACATAGTCGGTGTGGATGTAAGTTCTGTGTTCCCTGGGAACGGACAGCTAGTTAATTTTTTTCCTTCCGCTATTGCCTCTGCAATGACGGAAGATACTGTTTATAGTTCTACAATAAATACAGGAAAGATTTCTACTATTTTGGGCGCATTTCCCGAAGGAAGCAGCGTCACCTCTTACTACAAAAACAGAGTAATTTATTTTGACGGTGATTCTTCTGGGCTTTCAGTAGAAACAGAAGGTAGCTACTTCAATGAAGCTAGCTCGATGGATGTATCAGGATTTGTTACTGTAGTTCCTGGAGTAGACTCTAGAGAAGGTGTCACAGTATCCTCTAATAGTGATTTTTCTTCTAATGGAATTGTTGAGTATGCTGTTACTTTATCAAAATCAGATGTATTATTTGCTCATGCTTACGGAGGCATATACCACTTAGGTCTTTGGGCTATAGATATGAATGCCTCTCTTATGGAGGGAAATACACCTCCTTTTGTGTTTAGTGTACTAAATAATCCTAGAAAGTACAGGTTGTTTTGTAGAAAAGGAACATCAGTAGATCTTACAAAAATAGATAATGTTACAGTATACGAAGACTTAACAATAAAGTGGAGGCTGCGCTTCTTATGAAAAATTTTACCGAAGAATTAGGCATTAACGGACACTTGACCATTATAAAAAGAATGAGTAATGGTGAAGAGGAAGTTCTTCTTGATGACCCAAACATAATTGTATCAGGTATGGGAGTCGGCTTATCCTATTTATTCGCAGCTTCGGGCTCGAACGATATAGCTGATTACCAAATACAAAAATTTCAAATCGGTGTGTCAGGTCCTCCAGAGGGAGGAGTCACTAGTGGCATCAACGAACTTTCAGGCTCTTTATCTTCTATAGATGAGTATGGGACAGGAAGCAACTTAGCTATATATCAAGGGCAGCAAATAGTAGGGAGCACCCTCGCTAATAATAGAGTTTTTGCTGAAATTCCTGCTAGTAAGATTACTAGAATAAATGAAAACTCTGTTCGTTACACCCTAGTCATTGACGAAGAAGCGGCTAACGATATTCAAAGAGATGGTAGAGACAGGGGTATAAATGAGATCGGTATGTTTATGAAGAATCCTACGGGGTATGCTTCAGATCGCCCGATACTAGTATGTTATAGAACTTTCAGTGATATAATAAAAACTAATGATTTTAGTTTAATTTTTAGGTGGACAATAAACTTCTGATATGGCATTCAACCCAAATGACATTTACACGAGCAGCGGTAGCGTTATGCTGTTCAATTCTTGGACACCTTATGTCTCCAAGTTTGACACTAGCACTTTCTACAATTGGGAGCAAGACAATGTTCCCCTTTACGATCTAGAGGAAAGAACTTACGAACTCTGGGAGCAAGGAGGTTATGCTACTTCGGCGGGCGTCCCAGGGCTAGCACTGACGGTTTCCTCTGACGCTTCTCCTGAGTCGTTTGAGGCTGATTCAAACCTATTCTCTGACCTAAGTTCTGCCATCGCAGCGATACCTAAAGTAGTTCGTTTTCCTGTCTTAGTTGAAGTTGGAAACTATACTGATATTGGGCCTTTAGAGCTACACAATTTTAGAATAGAGGAAGAAGGGTCAATAGAAATTATAAACAGGTGTTTTGCTAGAACATATAATGCCTCTTCAGATGTTCGAACGGCGGCGGTTCCGTCCCTCGGTTCCTACTTAGTATTGCCTACACAAATTAGTTCCCTAGATCTAAGTAACACAATAAATGATACTGAGTGCGTTCATATAGGATCTAACGTATTCGTTAACGGTGGAGCAGACACAAGACTTACTCAAGTTAATTCTGTATTTTTTCCCTCACACGACACAAGAAAAACAGCTTTAGCTGTAACCCTTGAGGACGGTAACTTCATAACCTCTACACAAAATGAATTTGCACCTAACGTATTTGAGAATCAGAGCACAGACCTAACTATTTCAAGCTTTGATATTAGTTCTGCTAATATTGGTTCAAATTACTTACGAAGAAGCCAAGTCACTACAGGCACAGAGATAGGCGGTAATATTTATGGAAACACTTGCACAAAAATAAGTGTAAAGAACTGTGACGGACCTATTTACATAAGAAACTTCTTTGTTGACGGAGGAACGGTACGTCCAGTAGGCATCGAAGTTAACAACTCCAAAGTATTACTTGAAAACTGTTCTGTGATGAGAGCACAGGAGTCTGGATTCAAATTTGTCAACTCTGAAGTAACACTTTCCAGGTCGGCATTTGCATATAGAAATTACAAAATAGATGAGAATGATGTTACACAAAGAGAGCCAGAGCTAGGAACTGGATTCCGCTTAGTTAACAGTGACGTTTTAGTAAGTTCTTTAGGCGTTTCCGCCTTGTCATCTGTAGGCGATTTCGGAGCCGAGGGAAGGGACGCAACTGTTATAGCTTCTAGAAACACAAGAGGATTCGTTTTAGAGAATTCAACTATGAGAGGAGGGGTCAAACGGTCAGAAGCAGCCGACGCAAAGAGCGGTGGAGTTCTTTGCTCTGAGTTAAATACTAGTGCTGGAATACTTTTAAATAATTCTCGTGTTGATTTAAAGGGTTTAGTCGATGTTTATGGCAATAGTGTTGGGATAAGGTCGAATAACTCAATCCTAAAGTTTGAAAATTTAACTGTAGACGGTAACCAAAATGAAGGTATAGCTAGTCACAAGTCTACTTTCCATTACGACTCAGACGAGATTCAGGAGACTGTAGTTAGAAGACAGTTAGACCTTTCTGCAAACTCTGTTCACCTAGACCTAGATGGAGGTAGCACGTTTGATTTCAAATTAAAAAACTTAGTTCCTAGTTCTTATGGCAACTCTTTCTTCCGTCAATCCTTTGGCCCAGGGCCAGCCATAAAAATAAGCAACAATTCTAACCTGGATCTACTAAAGCCCTACATTGAAGTAACTGATACTACAAATAATCCAACAGTTAGCTACGGTAGAGCGATTAAAACAATAAACGGTTCAACCGCTACACTCAATGGTGCGGGAAATGGAGCCACTTTGATTGTTGGTCCTGGAACTTATTCAACTCAAAAAAACATGGCAGGAGTTTGTGCGGAGAAAAATTCTTCTGTTAGCTTTCATGGTCCAACGGCCATAGCTCAATTTGCAGTAGATGTTTTAGCTAAAGACAATTCAATTATGAACTTTGAGCCTAGAAGAATTAAGGGGGGAGATTCCCCTGATGTAGATTCTTTCGATCTCAGTTCTAGGGAAAACCATACTAGCGTAGAGCTTCACTCAACTAGATCTTGTTTAGTAGCACAGAAAAACAGTACGATAAACATCAAAGATTTGGGTAGTTATCCTACTAACTGGAGTACGACAGCCAGTGGAGCAGACATTCTTGGACAAATTACACAATCTGATTATACCACACTCTTTAGCAATGTGCTTTCAGCAGGATCCATGCAGTTTTTTGCTAACCCACAAGTCACCGCAGCACCTGCATCAATAGGCTCTTATGCGCTTCCATTAACCCCAAAAAGCTTAGATAGAACTAATCTCTTACTAATAAAGGATGGGGGTTTCTCTGCGCCAGACTATCCTTTAAGGCAAACTATTTCTCTTGGGGGTGTGTGTCTTAGGGCGGTAGAAGATAGTGTGGTAAATGTAAACAATGTTCACTTCCCTGTTCCTCCAAATGCTAGCCCAGCGGACGGCCTCTTTTTCGACTCCGCAGGAGACGAATGTAATAAGTTCAATATTTGGAACATAGCTGATAGTTCTAGACTAAAGGCTTCTTTTGTATCACTAAGTGGTACTCATCCTATTAGTTCTGAACAGCATGGACCTAGTGCCATCTATATGTCGTCTAACGACACCGTATTTGCCTCTGGTGCTCCCTTAGGCACTCCAGACACAGGATCGCTTAGTATCTTAGATGCCTTCGGTGCGGGAAGTTCTGTTTGGATTGTTCCTTCTGGTGTCGATGTAAACTCGGAGTTTGAGAGATTTTATCCTGTATCCGGTGAGGTAAATGATTCTACAGCAAGGTCTCTTTCTCAAGCTGGAATTAATGTTAGCGGCACTAGAGCTTACGATTTCGGAGTATCAGGGGCGTTTAATAATAGAGGGTCCTTCAGGCTTTACTGGTCTCCGAAATCAAGTGCAAGACTTCTTCAGAGTGATGCTACTTCTAGCACAGACTTCTCCGGGGTGGTAGGCCCAGCGTACCAGATCTTTGCACAAGGATATAACTGTTCTGGGCCTCTATCTGCCATTGTTCCTACTGGCTATCAAAATGCCAGTGCCGTGGCCCCAGACCTATTAAAACTAAGTTACGATAGTGACGGTGATGGTGTATATGATCAGTTATGGACTTCAGGCTTTTATTACTGTTCAGAAATTCTAGAAGAAAACCCAACGCAATGTACGTTGGAAGAATCCGCAGCAGATATGTTTGCAAACGCTAGAAATGCAAGTGTGGGTCTTGCTGGAAGACCAAGAAAAACAACTATATACAGTGAAAGAAATCAAAGAAATGGAGAATCTTATTCAGGAGATTTCATCCAAGGATTTAAATCAGCTTCTATCTTTGATTTAGAGAGGGATAACTAATGGCCGAACAACAATTCAACGAAAGTGTTTATAAATTTACAGATCCCGTCAGACTATTCAAGTCTAACGACCCGTATTATTTTGAAGTAGATAACATACCTCTCAAACAGTTACAAGAAAATATTTTGTGGCTGAAGGATCAGATCAGAAGAGAAGTTATATCAATCAGTGGCGTTAAGAGATTTGATATTGATGAGCTTAGGCCCTACTCAAGTGGTGAAGATAGAGTTGTAAGAGTAAAGCCTGGGCGGTACACGGCTAGGGTAAATGACGCTTCAACAAAACGACCCTTGGCTTACCTTAATCAAGTTTTGGGTTTAGGTGTGGGTGAGTTTGATACTTATGAGGCTGCGTTGCCTAATCCAGGCACAATGTCTACGCCTACAGAATCAGCGGTTAATGCTTTATTGGAGGATGCTCTAACTTCATTTAAAACTAATGTAGCAGAGCGTTCTCTAGGAATGAATGGTTTGGGAGAAAGATCATTTACTTGGCCTATGGTTAAACCAGATAGACCAGTTAATAGCACGGGTGTTGTCGTGTCAACTCAGTTTGATTCCGGTGCTTTGGGTTATGAAAGCCCAGGAACAGGACGAGCTTCAGAGTTAGTTCCTATGATTATTACTGAGGCTTATGTTTGGGCAAAGTCTGTTAATTCTGCGGCTGACCGATTTCTGCTTACTACCTATGATTTTAGCGACCCTATTAATGGTTTTGCTTTAATGCCAAAAACAGAGAGCTTCTTTGTTAGAGCTTGGCGAGGAATAGCTAGAACGGCTATTGTAGACCTTCCCGAAGAGATATCCATAGAAGTCCCTAGCTTTGACCCATCCGACTTTAATTACATTGATGAGAATGGTGTTGAAGTACCTGTTCCTGGTGTAGTTAGCAGAGTAGACATGGTGTTTATTTACAGCAAGCCAGTTGATGTTAGTTCTACGACCATCCTCAAAGGCTCAGGAAAAGAAACTATTACCTCACCCACTCTGGGTATTGTTAGAGGGGCGGGTATAAAAGCTAACTTCCAAGAGACTTCCGATTACCGCCAGGATTACATACAAAGCACTGGAGATGATCATAAAATTCTAGCATCTCCAGGAGATGCTCAAAATGAAAATATAGGTTTCCGCTCAGGTGAGGGGGACGTTGCGTTTGATGTTCGAGGAAGTTTTCCCTCACCCGATGATCTTCTTAACATAGCTCCCTTACTTTCTAATCAATTAGAAAATGAAGCATTCGAGCTTGTGGGGCAGTCGATCTTGCCTGTAGCGTATATTTGGGTCACGGCTGGATCTACAGTTGTTGCACCCACAGACGTTATAGATATCCGCCCACTATTTAGAACTGCTGAACTTTCTTATAATGAGCGTGCTGGAATCGCCGCTGCTCTACCCCAGCTTTCTTTAGCTAACCCAGCAGTGGGAAAAGCTCAACTGGATTACGAGCTAAGAGAACAGTATAACGAAGTAAACGGTAGAATTATTGCACTAGAAAGTGGAGGTATAAACGGAGGTCTTAGGGGAGGAATTCAAACTGTTGCTGCTGGTTATGTGTTTGGAGGCTACAACTTTGGTCCTGAAGGCGCACTTTATGATCATTATAGCAAAGTTTTTGCTGGAGACCCGAACCCAAATAATGATACCGAGCAAGCGATAAAAGCTACAATTACAGAAAAATACGGTTTTGATACAGTAAATTTTGAGATTCCGGCATATCCTGATTGGGACTTAGCAGAGTGGGCTCTACTCAACTCAAATGTAACTGAGGCTGGAAGATACCCTAATGATTATATTAATGTTTTCCACAACGAACAAGGGATTTATCAGGAGCTACCCAACAGTGGGAACTTTAACTTCTTGGAGGGTCGCCCCGATGCTGGAATTGTAGCAGGGTCCTATAGAGAGTATGTTGCACCCAATGGCACGACTGGTCAGCCTGGGCGACCTACTCCGAACAGGTGCGTAATGTTCTCAAACACCACCTCTCCTGGCCCGCTTCCTGACCGATTAAACACCCCTAGAGTTAACTTCAGCTACATTAAAAAGAAAATAAACTTTGACAGAGGCCAGTATCCGAACATGGTTGATTACTCCGTAGATGTGGAGTTTATGAATTGTATACCTCAGATTTCTGGGGCGAAAGGGGTGCCCTCTTTTTCTGCTGCTGAAAATAACCCAGATGAAGCCGCTAGATACATCGGAAACTGGGTAGAAAAAGGTAAAGACTATTTCATTATTTATGTAGCTTTCACTACGCACGATACTCTTATGTCTACTTACCCACTAAACGGACAGACGTTTACTTCTGCATTAGTTCCAGCACCGCATACGTATCAACTACCTGGAAGAGAGCGAGTTACAGTTAGTGAAAGAGGTGGAGAAAGATTTAGTGGGTTCCTGGCTTTAACGGATGATATTCTAACTGCTAACACAAACCCCTTTGCTCAAAATCAGCCTGATCCACCTTTAGCTGAACAAGAAAATGCTTATGAGGGTTATATAGGTAACCCTAGAGTAGGAAAATGCACATATCCAACTATAACGTGGAAGCTTAATGCCATTAGTGGTGACGGCCAGCCGTATTTTTACGGAAACCTAAACTCGACTGATCCTGTAATCCAACTTAATCAAAACTAAAAAATGTCCGTAAACACCTTCGGTTGTGGGGAGTTTCTTCCAGGAAGAGGGCCGTTTAACTTTCCTGATTTTATTGATGAAGGAAACGTAAACGACCCAGACCCCCCCAACCCGGATCCTCCTGGAGTAAGTACGGAGGCTGATCCCTTTGGCCCTCCAACTATTGTTGATGGGGGACCTCCCCCTCCACCGAGTCAGCGGCCCCCAGTAGTGGTTCCTCCTGGACTTAATGAACCCGAAGATCCTCCTGCTGTAGTTCCGGGGAGTTTTTGTCGATGTGTGATTGTTGGTACAGGCTCACTTCAACCTGTAAAAACTCTTCCTAACGGAAGTAGAGTCTATACTTTTATCTTTGAGCAAACTTGTAAACGGTTACCTGACGATACACAGAACCCTAATCAGGGAACAATGATTAATGATCCTGCTGTAACAACCGTAGAGCTTGCGGATCCAAATGGTGTGTTTACTTTTCCTTTAGGGACTGGGTTCACCGACTGCAATACTAATCCTCCAAACTCACCTATTCTATGTGACGGAAAATGTGGTGTTATAACATTAGTGTATACTGTTGCTGGTGAAGTCAGTCCACCTTATAACGACCCTGACCCTGTTCCTCAAAATCCAGGGACTCCTAATAGGGTGGTGAATAAGTGTGTATATACAGGAGAAGCCCCAGTAAGAACTTTAGTATCGGAGACTCCTTTAGGGTCCACTTACAGATTAGAGTTCGCACAGGAATGCAAACAGTTCCCCTTGGCAACACCAAACCCGAATATTGCTAGGCTAAATAGGTGGGAGCAAGATAATGTAAATGCTTCGGAAGATTTCCAACTTCAGACAAGAGGTTTCGAGGATTGTCCTCGAAATGGTCTTTGTGATCCTGTGATCGGCACGTTATTTGTTCCAAGAGATTTGATTAACGTAGGAGAACCAACTCCTGGAGGCCCAGGAGATTCCCCGTTCACGCCGATTAGTCCTCAAGATCCCATCGGAGCTACGCCTAGAGGTGGAAATGTAGATGTTACTTCTATAGGAAACCTTCCTGAAGGTGGTGGCGTTACGGGTGCTCCTGGAGATAATGGTGGAAATGTAGATGCTACCTCGATAGGAAACCTTCCTGAAGGTGGTGGCGTTACGGGTGTTACCGATGACAGCGGCCCTGGAGGTACATTTATAGGTGAGGTTCCTGAAGCTTCGGGAGTTAGTCCAATAGTATCAATAGGAGGGGCAACAAACTTCTCGGTCAACTTCCAAAAAATATCACCAAAAAATGTAGGACAGATTGTAGAAACTTCTGAAAAAATAGATTTGTCCGATCCAATTTTATCAAATTATATATTATCCGAAAGGCCGTCTGGATTTGAAGACGAAGAAATATTCTTCAACGACACACCAGAAAAACCAGTTAAGGTTAGAAATACAAGCAGAGTTACCGATATTTTCTCTGAGTATATCGACGACACTCTTCTTTACATGTTAGAAAACCCGAATAAATTTGGAGATTGGGACAGTTCTAAGGCAGGGACTATCACCGTGGAAAGTGTTTACTCAAACCTAAATGAGGAAACAAAAGAAATACTTTCCAAGATATTAAATTATGACAGGTCCCCCATCAACAGAGTTCAGATTTTTGGGATGATAGGTAGTCGTATATTAGACGGCACAATAAAAAACGTAAATAAGGGAACACTGCTAAAACTACAGAAAGCTGGCTCTAAAGAAAAATCTTTAGAAATAACTAGAAGTAAATCATCAATAGTTAACGAGACCGTGGCTTTAGGTTTAGTAGAAAGAAACTTCTACTCCTTAGAGCCTTCTTCCTACTCAGGAAGAGCCGCTGAAACAATGAAGAATAGGAAGGTTTTATCGAGTGACATTGATCGTTACATAGACGTTACTGTTCGTGGAGAAGTAAAAAGATATTATGTCAACGACGACGAAACATTCATAGAAAGAAGCACGCTCGCTTTAAAAGATGGTGAATATTTTGATATAACTTTAGGCGGCGAAGTTTCTAGATTGTATGCCAAATCAGAAAAAGATCACGCTTATTTAGTTCCCGAAAAAACTAGACAAATAGCTATTAATATTCTAGGTGGGGATCCAAATAGAACTCTGACGGTAAGCGGTGATCCAAAAGGTATAGAGTTAGATTACTCATTATCTTCCCCTAGGCAAGATATTTACTTTTTAAGTTGTGTTTTAAGCTCTGTCACCAGTACCCCCGATACACAAGGCAGTAGACACCTAAAAAGCACTACTGCTAGATATGAGAACGTGAGTCTGAGTAACATAGATGAAATAAATGAGTATATAAAATACAAAGAAAATCATCAAACATTTATTTTAGACGACGAAGACCTTATCTTAGATTATGTTGAAAGAGATGGTAAGTTATTTTTATCTCAGACGGATATCATTGTAGATTCTCCAAAAGAAAATAAAACTATGCCGCTGCTTACCCGACAGGTGCCTTGGTATATTCTTTTGTATCCTACAAACAACCCAGAAAATAATCCATTCAATGCTAAGTCTCAAATAGTTAATATTACGCCATCATCTAATTTAGTTGAAGCTAGTGTAACTAGACAGCTAAGAACAAGGACAAGTATAACTCCTAAATTTAGGAACACATATAATCAATTTATAAGCACTGAGCTTGTAGGGATAGGGGCCGTAGATGTTTACGGTAACAAAACAAATCAAGCTAGGATTAGTAAACTTAATTTAGATAACGTCAATATTAAGTCTGGATATGTGGATAATAATAAAAATGTTATTCCGGCACAGGAGTATACACCTTCTCGCGCAAAAACTGGTTACCGCTTGATGGCCGAGATCGTTACTGAGTTAGACAGAAATTATCTTCTTGGTCTAAACGGTATAGGAAAATCTCTTACAGAGTTTGACGTTTTTTCTAGGCTAACATTTAACCAGTTCAATCGACTGTCTAGGCTAGAGAATTTTAGGGCTATAAAAAACACAATATTCAACGGGATGATTCAAGATGTAAAGGTCACTCCAGGAACAAAAAACTCAGACGCCAAGTTGGCTATCAAAAAAACTCAATTAGTGAGGAGAAAGTCCACGGCCAGTGAGAAGGATCAATTTCCAGAAATAAAAGCAACTAACTTTAATAGAGCCATTTCGCCGCCTACTACGGAAAACCCACCATCTTTTGGACCCTCAGTTCCTCCCGCACCTCCGACAGCACTACCGTAACATTTTTTAAAACAAAAGTTTTTTGTTTGGTTTGGCTCACTAAATAACCTAGAGATGAAAATCTTAACCTTTTTATAGGATATAATTATGGATCACATGAAATTAACTGACGAACTACGTCAACAGCT